TTTTGATTTAACACAATTTGGTCTGTTCTTAACAGGCGATACTATGTTCGCTGTTTTCCATCTGACTGATATGGTAGAGATGCTAGGACGTAAATTAATGGTTGGTGATGTACTAGAACTTCCTAACTTAAAAGAGTTCTACCCATTAGACGACAACATAACTACTGCACTTAAAAGATTCTATGTAGTTAATGACGCTACTAGAGCCGCAGAAGGATTTGCTCCGACATATTATCCACATCTATGGCGAGTTAAGTTACAACCACTAGTTGATAGTCAAGAATATAAAGATATTATTGATAAGATTGATCAAGAAAATGCAGACAACGGTGATAATCAAGGAATTATACCAGGAGTGCCGGGTGGTGAATCTGGTGGTAACGAAGATATTGGCGGAATCTTTGATAAGTTAAATGAGATTAATGATGCTGTTATCGAACGTGCTGAAGAAGATGTTCCAAAATCAGGATACGACACAACTAATTTATATACACAATCAGTTAATTCGCAAGGATACCCAGGTGATCCAGGTAACATAAGCACATATGCTAGTGGTAACATAGGTGTATCTAGTAATGCTTATGCAAGCGGTAGTATAATTACTCCAGCAGACAAAGTTGAAGGATATTTAACAGGAGATGCATTACCACCAAACGGTATGTCCGTGAAAGCTGGAATAGCATTTCCAACTTCACCAACTAAAGGTGACTTCTTCCTACGAAATGATTATGTTCCTAATAGACTGTTCCGCTTTGATAGTAAGAGATGGGTTAAAATAGAGGACGATGTGAGAACTTCATTAACACCAGGATCAGGTAAAACACAGCTCAGCAATTTTGTTAACAATAGTGATAAGAGATATTATAATGCTTTTGCTTATGATGCTATTAGGGTAAGCAATGTTTATGTTGCACCTGCGGCGGCACAAACTATCTCATTGGCTTTAGTCCATAATACTATTAGTGACACTTATTCAAATGCTCAAGTTATTACTAAAACTACATACAAGAGTACCATTGGCGTTAAAGCTAGTATAAACGGACTAGTTATGGGCGACAACACGGTTATAGCTAACACAGGCGGTAATATTGCGTTTACAGTTACATCTAATATAGCATTACAAAGTCTATTAGAATACACATTATATGCAAATGTCGAAGTTCAGCGTGTTGGGCTAAGTCAAGTCTTAAAACCTTTGGCGGATAATTAATAATGGCAGATACACAGCAGTTTTTCTATGATGCACAGATAGAACGATTCTTAGCACAGTTTATTAGAATGGTATCTGGCTATCAAGTTCAGTTCCTTAAAAAGAATGATGCAGGCGCAACGGTTACTACTTTACAGCGTGTTCCTTGTTACTATGGTGATATGTCACGACAGGTGGCCGCAATCATTAATGGTAATACAGAAAATGCGTTACCACCGGTTCCTAGTATGGCAGTTACTATAGGAAATCTAAACTATGATAGAGAACGTGTACAGGAACCTACATTCGTTGGAAAAATGAATATACGTGAACGTTATTTTGATGAAGAAACTAGCGAGTATACTAATAAACAAGGAAACGCATTTACCATCGATCGAATGATGCCAGTTCCTTATATGCTAGAATTAAATTTAGATGTATGGACAAGTAATACTCAACAAAAATTACAACTATTAGAACAAATAATGGTAATGTTTAATCCAGCAATGGAAATCCAATCAACTGATAATTATATTGATTGGACTAGTTTAACTGCTGTTTATCTTGAAAGTACTAACTGGACATCAAGAACTGTTCCAATTGGTACAGAAAATCCAGTTGATATATCAAGAATGAGTTTTAAACTACCAATTTGGCTTAGTCCGCCAGCTAAAGTTAAGAAGATGGGTGTTATTCAAAAAATCATTGCTAGTATACACGATGCTACTGGAGATCTTAGTGATGCTATATATGATGAGACTAATTTATTAGGTAACAGGCAATACTTTACTCCAATGGATTACGGTGTATTATTAATTGGAAATTCACTAACTTTACTAAAATATAATGACTTAGAAACTCCGAGAGAACCAACTATAGAAACTCCAGTAGTAAAAATAGGTACTCGAGATGTATGGCGAAGTTTAGTTGGCGTATACGGTGGTCAATTAGAGAACGGAATAAGCCAAGTTAGATTAATGCAAGAAGATGGTACTACTGAAGTTGTTGGAACTGTAAGTTATCATCCAACTGACGATAGCTTATTAATTTTTAATGCAGATATTGATACGTATCCAACAAATACGTTAACTAATATTACTGCTATCATTGATCCTCAAAAGGTTACTGCGGCTGAATACACAACACCAGCTACTGGTACACGATATCTAGTAACTAAAGCAATCGGAACATATGATAATCCGTCAGGAAGTGGTGCTAGTGCTTGGCGTGGTACTGATGGTACTGATTTAGTATGTGGAGCTAACGATATTATCGAATATCGAGTTGATTCTTCAACTGGAAAAAAACACTGGGATATATCATTTGACAGCAGTGAGGCAACTAGTGTACAATATGTAAGTAATCTAAATACTGGAATTCAATATAAATGGACTCTCGAACAATGGGTGAAGAGTTGGGACGGCGAGTACAAAAACGGGCTATGGACTCTGGTTCTATAGTTTACTGCTTTGGAGACAGTTGGGCGTATGGATCCGAATTAAACGACCCACAAGTTATCGAACACCCCTTTGTACATTGGTTTGCTCAAGAACTAAACTTACCTTATAAAAATTACGGTGAAGAAGGTGCTAGTATGGGAATTATACTACATCGCCTAGCATCAAAACTATCAACAATAACTGCCAACGATATAGTGTTAGTTGTCCTACCACCCGATGTACGTTGGTATGATGAAAACAAAGAAAAAGGTTTCTATACATTAATGCAATGGCAAAAAGAAGACTACTTAAAGAGCTTAAACAATAAAACTGTTGAATGGTTTAAATATCATCACTTGCTGTTTATCTATACTATACAACAATCGCTCAATGATATCGGGTGTCGTTATATTTTAGCACATAACTATGGGCAACTTCCTACAAATGAAACTTATGGATTTAATCTAGATCATGATAACTTTTTAAGTTCAACTAATCTAACTACATTAATATCATCTTACAACAATAAGTGGACAAGGAATCTAGACACTTATGAAAGCTATCAACTTGATGTCGATGGTCCAATGTATTCACACAAATTTCACGGTGAATATTTTCAGGGTACTGTTTGCCATCCAAATGAAAAAGGTCATAAGCGTATAGCCGAATTATTAATTGAAAAATTTAAAGGAAGTTTAGTCTAATGGCGGCAACAAAAATTGAAGGTGTTGGTGCTTTTATATATAGTATTAGCACTAAACGTTATCTGTTTCTATTAAGAAATTCTAGTAAATATTCTGGCACTTGGGCAATGCCTGGAGGAAAGGTTGACAAAGATGAAAGTATTTCTGTTAGTTTACTTAGAGAGATCAATGAAGAATTAAGAGGACTTTGTCCTAGCGACGCTAGTACTCCTAAAATTATTCCAATTGAAAAATTTACTAGTGATAACGGTAACTTTGTTTATCATACGTTTATAATACCAGTAGCTACTGAATTTTTACCTATTTTAAATGAAGAGCATCGTGGATTTTGTTGGGTAGAACTTGATGATCATCCTAAGCCGTTACACCCAGGAGTTTGGCGTACAATTAATTTTGAAGCTGTAACTAAAAAGATTAAAACTATAGAAAAGATATTTACTTTATAGGTCGTTTTGTACAACAATATCTCTGAAAGATATTTGACTAAGATTTGTCACTGAGTCCCATTCTGTTGGGCTTGGTTGCCTTCCAGTTTTCGTTACTCGAATAAACTGTACATCAGTATAACAATTACATAATTTTACTATGTTTTTTGCCCACTCTTTATGATGTTCTAGTGAATCATTGGCCGCATCATATCCATTTGTACCGCCATATACGTTATCGTTATATCCTTCATGGTGCATTCCACCGAACCCTACTAGATAGACTTTTTTATGTCCATCAAATGCCGCAATATATGCCGCAGTAGTTCCAGCATCAGCA